GACTTAAATTATAACAGGAAAAACAATGAAAGTAAATCTTGAAATTAGAAAAACTACTTTCGTAGCAACAGAAAAAACCGCAAGCTACTGCCTGCGGTTTCTGTGTGTATAATTAATTTGATCTTTCTATTTGATTTTTTTTATTTTAGCTATTTATCTGTGATAGTAATTAAACCATCAGGTTCAACCGTGAACGCTGGTTTTTCATCTAAACGACCGTCAGGAAGAAGTAGGTACCAGCCATCATTGTACTTAATGAAAGTATCTGATTTCATGTCACCATTAACTGAATCACAGTAGTACCAGTTATCGTAGTATTTAATCCAGCCAGTAACCATAGCGCCGTCTCTGCTGAAATAGTACCATTTGTCATTGATTTTATTCCAATCAGTAGCCATTTCCCCCGACTTATCAAAGTAATACCATGTTCCGTCTGGACGCTTCTTCCATTTGTCTGCAAGCATATAGCCACTTTCATCGAAGTAGTACCACGTTCCGTCAATTTTTTCAAACTGCTCTTTAGGATAAGAGCCATTAGAACGTACGTACCAGTAGCCTTTATCGTTATTTTGCCAGCCTGTCTTCACTTCCTCGGCTTTAGCGTTTGGATTTGTCAAACGATAAGCGTAGAAGTAAGGTTGTCCTGCAGAATACCAAATTGCGTCGTGGTCGTTAACAGTAATACCATTACGTGCATAGTTACAATGAATGATATTATCTGAATCTACAAACATACCTGTATGGCCACCTGCGCCACTAGAGTACCCACGACGACCCCAAATAAAGATATCTCCACGCTTGGCATCCCAAGGTTGATTCTCAGTAATAAGAGTATATCCATTTTTCAGCAGCCAGTCATGCTCATACTCAGTATTGACCGCCCAACCTGCTGAAACTGCTCCAGCTTCTCGTAACGCATAGTATACAGATGATGAACAATCATATGAATAAGGTCCATCACGATGAACCATGCTATAAGTCACATTGCCTTGCTTAGCTCGCATCCAAGCGATAGCTGTTTCGATATTTACTGCCATTTTTACTGTCCTTTCCAAGCATCGTTCATTTGCTTGACCGCTGACTCAACGAATGTATCGAGGTCACTGTCAGTCATGCTGATATTGTATTTGCTAAGCTCTGCACGAATCTTAATACGTGCTTGCTCAAGTTTCTCTTCACCTTTGTATCCAGTTTCTGAAGATACTTGCTCAACTGCGTTAACCGCATTTTTAGCCAAGATTTCAACAATCTTGATTGTCTTTTCTCCGCCTTTTTGAACGAGGTATTCTTTGACAGACTTAACTGCGATACCTAGCAAGATGACTAGGATGCTGATAGCACCATTGATTAAAATTTCATTGATTTGTGACATGTGTTATTCTCCTTTGTTCTTATCTTCATCTTTCTCAAGCAAGCGCTGAAACGCTTTTAAAATTGGCTGAAAAAGAGTGATATTTCCTTTTAGTTTGCGGTAATTTTCAACGAGCGATTGAAAAGTAAATGCGATATACCCTAGGTAGATCGAGTACAAGAATGCGAATCCTGTCTTCTCAGGTAAGAGTACGGACATTGGGATAAGGATCATTAGCAAGAGAACCCCTAAAATCTTACGAAGGAGCCCGTTGATGCCGATTTTGCTCTTATACTCGATATCGGGATTGGCGATAGCAGCAATCGTTCCTGTTAAAAAATCAATGATTTCCATTGAGACAATCAAAGCTAGAGCGTACAAGACAAGTCCGTCTTCGGTCTGGACGACGCTACGTAAAAAATTAAAAAATTCGATTTGCATATATCTCCTTTCTAGCGTGCAACTGGATTGGTTTCAAGTTCGCTTTCGTTTTTTTGTCCTTCCCACTTCCAAATTGCAAGAAGACCATTTTGAGATGGTACACCCTCAAGTTGTTTGAGAGATTCGCCTTTGTAAGTGAAAGCCTGATTTGTCTGAATCAAGACACGCTTGCCCTCGCCGTTTAATTCAGCGTGTTCAGGATCTTCAATCACAAACATATCGCCTGGCTGATAAGCCTTACCTTCCTCAGCCAATGGGAAGAGTTCGACAAGTTCCTTGTAGGTTGTGCCGTAGGCAATTTTCTCACCCATGATTGAGTCTTGTGCCATGACACGTACTATCTTGTTAATTCTATTGGTTAATTCAAGCAATTCGTTCTGCTTATTTTCAGTTTGGGTAAGCTTCTGTACGGTTTGCTCGATTTTAGATTGAGCTTTGACGATTGCACTTCCTGGATCTAATTCAGATTTCACAATATCCAGAACCGCCTGGATAAGTACATCTTCTTTTTCTTGTGTACGATCACCTACCAGCTCACGCATGTTGGTGCTGTAACGATTACCTTCTGATAATCGAATTTCTACGACTGTGACTGTGTTGTCTCCAAGACCACGAGTATATGGCTTGCTTGCTAGATTATAGTTATTTACTGACATTAGTTACTTCCTTTCACTTCTTCAAATTTTGCTTTTAATTCTTCATCGGATTCGATGATTCGTTTCATCTGTTCGAGTTCCATAGCTGTAACTGTGTATAGAGCTTCTAGCGTAGCTGATTGAGTAACTTCATTGCTGACTCGCTCACCTAACGTTTTAATCGTCAGACTGCTGATTTGTTTGTCTTGTTCGTTCATGTTGTTTCCAACCTTTCAATTTTTTGATTTAATTCTTGAATAGCCTTAATGAGATAAGGTACGAATGTGTTGTAGTCAATGTGCAAGAAATCATCTTCGTTATCAGGATTTCTTGAAATTGCTTGTGGGATGATTTTCTCAACTTCTTGTGCAATCAGTCCGACTTCTTCGTGTTTGTGATTTTCGATGAAGTCAAATTCGACCATATCAAGCTTGTTGATAATATCCATAGCTTTGATTTTTGTTGGTAAAATATTCTCTTTCAATCGCTTGTCGGATGCCCTGTCGATATGATACTTGACAGATCCGTCACCAACTTGATTCCACCAAACAACTGAGTTCTTACTCCCTTTTCGAGGAGTTGAACCTGTACCGTAGATTTCAGTACCGCCACGCATATAAACATCTTTATAAAATGAATTATTTCCATAAAAGTTAACAGAGCTAGTGCTTGAAAAATCGACTGTCCTATAAAATGATGCGTCACCTCTACAAAACATTGCACCAGAATTAGTCACATACCAAGCGTTATTACCTGGTTTGCCCCAATCGTTTCCCCAGTTAACCCATAAGCACGTTTGATTTACTTGCCAACCACCGTCTGACATACCAACTCTAAAACTGTTGCTACCAGTCAGCCAGAACGTTGTCTGGTCTTTATCATGCGTACCAATTTGGAATCCTCCGATTTTGCCCTTATAACCTTCAAGTAAGGTTGCTGATACGACTACTGATCGTAGTTTGTTAATAAAGGCAGTTTTAGCAGCAAGCGTATCTGTAAAAACATCACTAGCTACTAGCTTCTTCGCTAGAGCAGTATCAAATATCAATTTGTCTGCTGCAATCGAATTTGAGCGAATGATGTCAGTGTTCAATGTTCCAATCTGTGCATCACCAACAAACAATCGCTTGAAATAACCATCTATGGCTGTGATTTCATCTAGTAGCGTTCTACCTTTTAGACGGATTTTAGCAGCTTCAATCAGAATGTTATTGCTATTCAGATTGATTTGTGAAGCAATAGCACCAGCATTCGTCAGCGTTTGTATTGCGTACGAATCAGAAAGTTGAGTCACTTTCGTTTGTGTGACTACATCTTGTGCCGATGTATCATCCCTGAATTCATTTGGAGGTGTTTCACCTCTAATAAGCGATACCTGACCAATCGCAACTTGTCCATTCTTCATCAACCAAATTTCCAAAGGGAATTCTTTTCCTTTAGTCGATGATTTCTTGACGGTCATCGTACCTGTGATGATTTGAATGCCAGTTTTTGTAAAGTATACTCTATCAGATGTAATACCAGTGTCTTCTGCCCATATCTCAATACCAAGAGGGGCATCTGGTAACACATCCACCCATACTTCCATGCGGTAGCTGAGCTTTTCACCTTCCGTAAATGTAGACGTATTAAGCGGCAATCTGAAACCTTGATAGACTGCATTGGTCTTACCAGTATTTGTAATTCGTAGCAACTTAGTATTGGATGAAACTTCAACCACATCTGCATCAGGTTGTTTCTTCTCCCACTTGCTGAAATTTGTTGGGTCAAATACAAGATTATAATTACTTCCAGTGATTTTTTTGACTTCTGTTTGAAAAATTTGACTAGACATAACAAGCCTTGATGCGTTATCTGCTACACCTTGCTCAGTCGTACCTAAAATACGCTCATATAACTGGCTTGTCTCTTTGACACGCTGGAAATCGCTCTGGTCAGCTTTTCCATTTATTTGACTAGAAATTTTAGCAAAGCGACCATCAGAGGTTTCTTTATACTCAGCTAACTTTTGCGTGACTTGTATCCGTGTTTCTTCCGCTGCCCTTTTTGCTTCTTCAGCCTTTTCAGCAACCTGAATTGCCCTCGCTTGAGCGTTTTCTGCTAAGTCTTTAGCTTCTTTTGTCTGCTTGTAAGCGTCGTCAAATTGACTAGGCTTGTATGTTCCTGTTCTGCTACCTCTAACTAAAATAGGTTCTTTGAACTCAATCCAACCGTTTTTAGCTATGTAAATATAGAATGGATAGTTTGCGTCTTCTCCAAAAAGAAAATCTTCCTGAACAGTAAATGTTCTTTGAAACTCTCGCCATTCATCTGAGGCTTGTGTGTTAGGATTTGCTAAATCAGCGGATAATAGACCTTTATTTAATTTGTGATTTTTTACAACAAAAACAAAGTTAGTATCAACTTTTTCACGAATACGATATTTAAATCCGAGTGTGTACGTTTCGCCACGATAGATTTTTTTTACGTAAATAGGAAGTGTAAACCCACTAAAATTATAGCTTGTCAACCCTTGCGCTTTTACCGTAAAGACACCATTGCTTACAGATACATTCACTCCATTCCTATTAGCATTTACTAGTGTGTGCTTGTCCATAGTCATAGAGTTTACAATCAAGTTATTATCATCTGTGACGTACTTTCCAACCTCAGTCTGGAATGTTTGGTCACCCATAACTAAACGTGAAGCGTTTCTCGAAATATCACTCTCTGAACTACCTAAAATCCGCTCGTATAGTTGACTTGTTTCTCTTACACGTTGAAAGTCTGTTTGATTGGCTTTGCCAGACACTTGACTTGCAATACTAGCAAATCTTCCTTCCGTATCTTGCTTGTATTCAGTAAGTTTATTTTCTTGCTTATTTACTCTATCAGCCATTGAAGCAAATATGGTTTGAGTTTCGTCTGCAATATGCTTTGCTTCATCTGCCAGTTCAGCACCAGCTCTAGCTTTCTTCAAGGCTTCTTCTGCTTTTATTTTAGCTTCATCGAATCCTTCTGGGCTGAAATCGTGGAATCGTCTGTCTATTTCATCTGATAGAGCACGCTTGTTTTCTTCTGCTTTTGCTTTAGCAGCATTGACTTCATCTTCAAACTGATTTTTGATTTCTTCAACTTTACGATCAAAAGCTAAATCAGCATTTTGGATTTCTTTAGCTAGTTTTGCTTCAAAGATTCCATCTAAGTGTTGAGTTTCGTTTTTGACTGCATCACTTACCGCATTACCGATTGCGTTTGCTAGACCGGATTGGAATTGACCGAAGCCGATAGATTTCAATTTTTTTGCCATCGGTGAGTAAGTGTACTTAGTAATCTTCTTGCGCACATCAAGATTGTATTGCTCGTGGAAGATACTCACAACATCAAACATCTGAACAGGCACGTCACTTTGGCCGACAACCTCAATCTCAAGGCTATCTTCAAGCATATCGCACAATGTTGTTCTGAAATACTGCTCACCATATTTACGAAGGCTTGCTTCATCCTTCACATCCTGGTCATTAACTTCAATCACATCTTCATAGATTTGACTATACTTGTTAATGAGTTGACTATCAATCGTAACTGTGAACGTACGATCAGGTGCCTTCTCTCCCTCACCTTTGACTGTCGCGATGAAAGTAATTCGAGTTTTTAAGGATTTGGTAGATGTCTTGTGCTGATAGCTAGACAAGTTTTTCTTGTACATAAAAAGCGATTCATTCTCTGAACCGCCATTTTTTAAGAGTCGAACCTGATAGCCGTGTCGAACAAGGTCGCCACCCCATTGACCAATAATAGAGTGTTTATCTTTCGCGAATACTTCCATGGCATTCTTAGAACCGATATTAAAGGTGTGTCTATCTTCAATATCAGAAAAGAATGAGAACGGATTATCTCGAGTGATGCTTCCAGCGAAGCGACTCAAGGCAGTCGATCCAGTCGCTCTATCTAAAGAGATAGGACTGACTACATAGTTATTCAAGAGAGTGAATGCTTGATTCGCATAGACTTGAATATAGCCGTGCTTCTTCTCAACCTCAAAAATGACGAAATCCTGTTCACCGTGAAGGTCATCAGCCGTTAAGAAAGTCTCTTCCTTCAACTTCTCCCACAAGGGATCAGAAGTAGGAAATCGGAAGCTCAATTGGTAGGTGCTGTTATCTTCTTGAACAATTTCATCCGCATAGGCAGCGTTCAGAGACATATTCCCATTTGTTAAATAAATCAAATCTTATACCTCCAGTTTGGTCGAATAGTAATCTTACGAACATTTCCAGTAAATGAAATACCAACCTTACCAGTCGGGATTTCGAGGAACCCTCCACGTTTCCGAAGTGTATTCTGAACCACACCAGTAGCATTGTAGATGTTCTGCTTGCCTTGCCTACAATCAATAATAGCCTTAGTCTTAATCGCTAGATACATGGTCTTACGACCAATCGTAAGAGAGATATCACCATCCCCCTCAACCTCAATGATTGGTTCAGAATAGATTGTTCCAAGATTTGTGATTGTATCAGATGCAGTCAGAACAACAGGTTCTACGCTCTTCTGATATCGGAACGGTTGCATGTCTAACTTGATTTCTAACTTCCAAGCATGATTTCCAAAAGGTTCAAAACTAGCAGTCACGTAGTTAGCATAAAACAATGAGCCAAGTTGATAGCTAAATTCCAAAACGTTATCATTCGATTGAAACTTATCAAGTATACTTGATATCTCAACCATTTTTTTAACGTGAAAAATGAAGGTTCTTTCGTAACTGTCGAAAGAACCATCTAATACACGATAACTGCCATTGACTCCATAAAGATCAGCCTTCTCTCCTTTCGGCTTAGCAGCCTCCACCTTCCCAAAATCTGTCACAACACAACCAGGAAGGCTTGATGTATTAAAACCGTTGATGATCATATAATCCATTAAATTCCTCCCCTCGCATAAATAGCACCATGTTGTTCATAGGTTTTGAGTGAGATAATGTCATTGTCTAGGTAGATATCTGACGACTTTTCAAGGATAGCAGTAAGGATTCTCTCCATACTTGCTCTCAGAATCGCTATCTCAGACACGGTTTTGCTATCATGTGCTTCAAATTGAGCTGATGATACATCTAAAGTTGTTTGTAAGTTTCTTGTAACTGCAGATGATGTATCAAGGTCTAAATTATCCCCTGAAAAGACATCAGCAATTTCTCCAGCTACACCATTAACTGTTTTCTTAACATCTTTGAATCGGTCTTTCAACCCACCATCCAAACCTTGCATGATTGCATCACCTGCTGGAATAAGCAACTTACGGTCATATTCAATCGGCCCTTTATGATCACGAATCCAACTAGCGATTCCACCTACAAAGTCAGTTACAGAAGACCACATAGATTTTAGACCACTCAAGAAACCTTCTAAGATTGCTTGACCTGCTCCGAATAGGTCAATATTCCACAATTGGTCAAAGAATCCCGTAACATTGCTTACAAGACTAGATACAGCATTAGACATGGTATCCCATGCACTCTGTGCGCCTGATACTAGATTATCGATAGTGCTTAATACACTAGATTTCAGAGTTTCCCACGCTGAACTTGCAGTGGATTTGATGCCCTCCCACAAACTAGAGAGGAAGTTCATAAAGCCATCCCAGATATTTTGAGCTTCCTGAACCAAACCTGTGATCAGATTTGATACAGTAGATTTTATCCATTCCCAAGCTACGACTGCTGCAGTTTTAATGCCTTCCCAAATCGTGCTGAGTGTGGCAGAAAAGTTTTCGAAAACAGCAACACCATAACCGATTATGGCATCTACAACACCAGAGAAGTATGTTTTAATTCCCTCCCAAATCATGGAAATACCATTTTTAATACCTTCCCAAATTAGAGAAAGATCAGTTCCAAGCTGGGTGAAATTCCCTGTCACAAGGTCAATGATAATTAAAACTGCGCCTAAGAAAATGGATTTAATAACTTCCCAAACTCCTTGGAAAATCATTTTAATACCTTCCCAAATTTGAGTAAGACCATTTGAAACATTATTCCAAATGTTCATAAATCCATCAATGAACGGTTGAACAACTGTCATGATAGCTGTAGTAATCAATGTCCAAGCAGTAGATGCAACCTCTTGAATACTTATCCATAGATCAGAAAAGAATGTTACGATGTTACTCCACATCAGCTTCAATGATTCTATGTAAGCATTCCATGCCATAGAAACTCCATCCCACAATGTGTTGGCTCCTTCAGAGATTCCACTCCAAAGGTTGACAAAGAAATCTGCAATTCCTTGCCAAGCTCCTTTAATCCAATCTACAAATGCTGACCAAATTTGTCGCCCTGTTTCAGTTTGAGTGAAGAACCATGTTAATGCTGCTACCAGCGCTACAATTGCTCCAACTGCCAAAAAGATAGGATTTACAGATAAAACCGCATTAAAAACACTGAATGCTCCACTCGCTCCTACTGCAGCAGCATTCTCAGCCGCTAAACTAGCAGTTAAAGTTCCATTTGCCACAGCCATAGCTTGAGATAATGCAAATGAAGTTCCAAAGATGGCATTTTTAGCAAGTTCAACAGCTTTAACAACTGCACTAATCGTTTTATATGTTTGCCACGCTGCAGTCAGACCAACCACTGCAGAAGTCGCTGAAGCAACTACAGCAGGATTTTCCTTTAGCCACCCTGTGAAGTCTTTTAACATCCCTGAAGCTTCTCTCAAAAATCCTGTCAATGCTTCAAAAGCAGTTCCAAGGAGATTCACTCCTTGTTCTCCATCCTTTATACCTAACAAATTGCTGACAAAATCACCAACAATTCCCAATACATCGCCAATCGCTGAACCAATATTGATAAATGTTTCACGGATATTGTCTGCAATATTGATAATTTGGTTCGCTGCATCCTCACTAAATCCAAGCGCATCTAATATCTCAAAATTCGCCTCTTTATCCATTGACCCAAAGATCATATCAAAAAAGGTTTGGAAAATCCCTGTCACACGTCCTACTTGGTCATAGACTGCACTACCAAAAGCTTCCCCAAAGAGTTGAGAAGCTAGTGAACTGAGCCCTTCAGTTAAGACTAATCCCAAACCCGACATGATGTTTCCAATCATTGGAAAGAAGTTATTGAAGAGAAAAGTAGAGGTTGTTTCTGCTAAAGCTTGTAAAGATGGAAGAATATTTTCCCCTAAAGCTAACTTTCCAAGTACATTCTGTGCAGCTGCTTTCATTGCTTGGAATGAACCAGTGAAAGTGGATGCTGCTTCTTTTGCAGTTGTTCCTGTAATATCCAAATTTTCTTGGATTGCGTGGATTGCTTGATAAACATCTGACAAGTTGTTAATGTCATACTTAACACCAGTCAGTTTTTCTGCATCCGCCAACAAGCGTTGCATTTCTTGTTTTGTACCACCATAACCAAGCTTTAGGTTGTCCAACATAGTGTAATTCTGCTTTGCAAAGCCTTGATATGCAGTCTGGATACTCTCCATAGATGTACCCATCTTGTTAGCATTGTCTGACATATCAATCATGGCCATATTAGCGATATCTGCCGCTTTATCTGTATCTCCACCTAAAGATTGTAATAGACTTGCTGAGAAGCCTGTCACATTCTCCATATAAGCATTTGCTGAAAGTCCAGTGGTTTTGTATGCTTCATTGGCAAAACCCTTTACTTTTTCTGCTGATGCTTTAAATAAGGTGTCAATCCCTCCAAGCGATTGTTGAAGTGCTGCACCTTCACTTAACGCTGCTCCAATTGCTTTACCAATTCCTGCAGCTGCAATAGCGCCTTTGAGAGCGCCAATTAAATTTGAGCCAAGAGATTTTCCAGAGCTTACTCCAGCCGAGGCTACCTCTCCACCCATTTCTTTCTGAATCATCCCAGTGATGCCTCTAGCTGAAGGGATGATTTGCACATACGCTTTTCCTAATTCTGTCGCCATTAGTCATCACCTCCTAAACTGGCTAAACGTTCTTTGTAACATCTTTCAAATTCCTCGCCAGATTGGAAAACTAGATAGTCTCTATCTTCTTCTTTTTCTTCCCTGTGAATAAATTGACTTGCTATTGATTTTGGTTGGTTGATACCTTTCTGACCGTCTTTGGTTTGCAACCATAAAGAAAGTGATAACTTGTCAACCATCAAGGATAATAACAAGGTGTCTAGTGAAACTATTTGGTCAGACATCAACTTCTTAATTCTTGAATCATCTCTCAAACCATACGAAAAAACAGCTACCTTTGATAGAGGTAGCTGCTTATAATCGTATATATTATAAGTTTCAGCTAAATCACAGATTAGAGCATCTTCATCTAGCTTTATCATCTGCGCAAGGATTAGGATTTTTTTACTTCTTGAACAGTCTCAAAAACTGCTTTCAATTCGTCTGCAATTTTTTCGTTAGGGATGATGCCATCTTCTTCACGCAGATGATCTTTAAATGCTTTAGCTTGTTCTTCTCCAAAAAGAAGTTTTAAGACTTTAGGGAACGCTTGTCCATTCCCTTCATCAACCTCGCCAATTAATTCCAAAAGTTCGTAGTTATTCAACCTACGCTCTGAAATTTCAAACTTAAATCCTGATGGAGTTTTCCCTTTAATTGTTTTCGACATATATTATGCTCCTTGCATGTATTCGTAGTGAGTGTTTCCTTGGTCGTCTGGCAATGCTGTGATTGTCAATTCATAACCAATTGGTTCACCGTCTTTATATCCGATTTCTCCAATCTCGCTCACTTTACCACGAGGGATAACAATACGTTTAACTGATCCATTCTTCAACATCATATCAATTACAAGGCTATGCTCTGGCAATTCATTTGCATTAGCTTTAACTGTGATACCTGTTGCAAGTGTTCCTGTTACATTATCTGCACCATAAACTTCTTTCAAGACTTCGATATTCAAGCTTTCAATCAATTTGAATTTGAATGTATCTTTCTTGTCAGTTTGTGATGATAATACTGTTTGACCGCCCCATGCTTTGACTTCTTCACTCTCTGGAGAGTTTTCGTTTGTCAATCCATCTTCAGAGATATACCCCAAAGTTTTAAAAGCTTCATTAAGTGCAGTCTTAGCATCTTGTGGTAATGCTGTTTTAAGTGGTGCACTTGATACTGCTCCACTGATATTCGGTTTTGCTGCTGTTACGTTTGCTGATGATGCTGCTGTTGTAACCATTTGATTTTCTCCTCTTTCTTCTGTACCTGAACCCATGAGTTCCTCCTGTTAAAAATAATTAATATCGTACACTGCTTGATAACGATATTTTTTCGTTTCTGTATCCGTAAAGTTGTAATCACTGTTATGATGCACTCCACTCACTTCATTGACCGTTACAAGCTTTTCAACTGTCTTTTTGACAAGCTCATTTAACTCTGCCGATTTTTGAAGTGATGGCGCATAACTTTGAAAAGCAAACGTGGCAGAGTGTGTGTAGTCACTACCACCACTTCCAGTCTTTTCAATGATTACGAAACTTTCTGGCATATCTTTTTGATGCTCAAAAAAAGACGGAACATTCAAGTTCGCGTCTAAAAATTTCTTTATGACAAGTTCAATCATTTTAATGCCTTTAGTAAAATATTGTATTTAGCATTTTTTTTCATGCTTTTTATGTCGGTTGTACTTATCGTAGCACTAGCACGTTTTTGACCAGGGGATACTTTTAATTCAAAACCATCTCCTGCACGCTCTGCCACCGCTTGACCTTTTTCTGTCAATAGACCCTGCATTTCTCCTGATCTTAAAAGTGCTGAAACACCAGATGGATTTAAAGTAAATTTCATCTTACTCATAAGTTTCAACCATCACTTTCTTATTCCAGTCCAAAGGCATCATTTCTTCAATACCTTCTAAAGGAATGCCAATCGTGCGCCATTTACGACCGAAAAAACGAACCTCTCGTTCTTTCCACTCGTTCTTATCGCCTTTTGGGATACCCAGTGTATAAGATGCCTTTTTCCCAGTAAGATTCAGTTGATTTGTGACATCTTCTGTTGAAGCTGGAACAACCAGGACATTATCTACTTGAATTTCAGTATTCTCATAGATTGGATGCCCAAAATCATCCCTACCATTCTTGGTTTTCCCAATCAAAGTTACAGTAATTCCTTTAATCCGTCCCATAGATATCGATCACCCCATATCTTTGTTTTTTAAGGCCCAGACGTTTCAATTCCGAGTCCTTGATAAAGAGACCTCCACCAGGAACAAGATAAGACCCGCTGAAGGAATATCCTAAAGCAGACTCAGCCATTTGAGTCATTGGTTCCTGATCAGTTGATGTCATCAAGGT